CATCCAAGATCTGGCAATGCTTGGAAGTATGGTGTTACGTTAATCAACTGTGAAGGTGTGATTGATTCTGATTATTGCCATGAAGTTTTTGTGCCATTGTATAATACTACAAACATCCCATTTGTCATCAATCATGGAGATAGGATTGCACAGATAGAATTCATTCAACCTTACAAATCTATAGAGTATATTTCATACACAGATACCACACCTAAGTCAAGCAAAACCAATCGCACAGGCGGATTTGGTTCAACAGGAGTATAATATGACACGCGATGAACTACTACAATATCATAGTGAAGTATGCAAAGAGGCACAAGAATTGATGAGCCTGAAGAATCGAGATTATGCTGGTAATGATGGACAAGAGCCTTTTGCTAACTTTACGCGAGTGGAGTCAATGGGCATTTGTACCACGGAACAAGGATTCATGACACGTATTACAGATAAGCTGAGTAGGCTTTCCTCTTTTTTAGAATCTGGTAAGATGCATGTTGAAGATGAGAGTTTTCGTGATACAATAGTGGATGTAATAAATTACATGGTTCTTCTTTCTGCCTATGTTAAGGAAAAAGAAGAAACTAAAACGACAGTGTTACATCATCGAGTTTGAGAGAATGAATGCAGAACAGCTTTTACACTAACGTAGCAATTCGTGGCGACAACATTCTTTATCGGGGACAAGAAAACGGAAAGAGAATTCAAAGAAAAGTTCCATACCAACCAACTGTATATCTTCCAACAAAGAATGAATCTGATTGGAAGACCTTGAGTGGACAACCAGTCGAACCATTTTGTGCCGGGGGAATACGGGAGACTAGAGATTTCATTAACTCTTACAAAGACGTTAATGGGTTTTCTGTTTATGGTACAACTGATATGACTTATCAGTATATTGGTGATGAGTTCCCTGATGATATTGATTATGATACGAGTCATCTTAAGATAGCAAACATTGATATAGAAACTACTTCGGAGTTTGGGTTTCCTAATGTTTCGGATCCCACTGAACAGATCATTGCAATTACAGTTGACATGGGCGACAAGTCGCATGTATTTGGACTTGGCAATTTTCACATCGAGGGTGATCGGATCGAGTGTTACTCGTTCGAGAATGAAGCCGACTTGCTTGCAAGTTTTCTTCAGTTGTGGGATCTAGAGAAACCTGACATTATCACGGGATGGAACATTCGATTCTTCGACATTCCATATCTTGTCAATCGTATTCAGTATGTCTTCTCCAACAAGGAAGAAACTTTACTTTCTCCTTGGCGCGTTATCAAGGAGAGAACTGTACATCGAATGAATCGAGATCATGCAGTGTACGAATTACTTGGTGTCGCCACTCTAGATTACTATGAACTTTACCAAACATTCACATACACAAATCAAGAATCATATCGGCTTGATCACATAACTTTTGTGGAGTTGGGTGAGAAAAAACTGTCGTACGAAGAGTACGAGAGTATGACAGATTTCTACAAGAATGATTTTCAAAAGTTCATGGAGTATAATGTTCGAGATGTAGAACTCGTTGGTAAACTTGAGGACAAACTTAAACTTCTTGAACTTGCTGTCAATCTTGCTTACTCTGCCAAAGTCAACTTCATGGATGTATTTTCTCAAGTCAAGACTTGGGACCAGATCATCTATCATTATCTTAAGGGTAAGAAGATTGCGATTCCTCCGAAGTTTATGATGAAGAAGGAATCTCAATACGCAGGTGCTTATGTTAAGGAACCAATCGCCGGTAAGCATGATTGGATTGTTTCTTTTGACTTGAACAGTTTGTATCCCCACTTGATTATGCAGTATAATATCAGTCCAGAGACTCTTATCGAGATGGATGAAGAATTACGATTTGGTATTTGTCCTGATAACATCATTAGTGAATCTGCTGGTTGTATCGAGCGTATGGAAAAGCTAAAGTCTAAAGGTTACTCAGTCGCTGCGAACGGAACTTGTTACCGTAAAGATGTTCATGGGTTTCTACCAGAACTTATGGAGAAGATGTACAAAGAACGTAGCATGTACAAGAGAAACATGATTGCGTGTCAACAAAGAAAAGAAAAAGAACCTGATAACAAATCATTGGACTATGAGATTGCTAAGTACAATAACTTCCAGTTGGTTCGTAAGATTCAATTGAACTCCGCTTATGGAGCCATTGGTAATCAGTGGTTCCGTTACTATGATGTTCGTATGGCAGAAGCAATCACTTTGTCAGGGCAGTTAAGTATTCGTTGGATCGCAGATAAACTAAACGAATTCCTAAATGCTCACGTTGGGAGCGAAGACTATGACTATGTTGTGGCATCTGACACCGATTCTGTTTATCTTAGGCTTGGTAAGTTGGTGGACAAGTTTATGGCTGATGGGTGTTCTAATGAGAAGATCACGAACTTCCTCCACAAGTCTTCGGAAAAGATAATTCAACCATTCATTGACAAGCAATATACAGATCTTATGAATCGTATGAATGCTTACGAGAACAAGATGGTGATGGAAAGAGAAGTGATTGCAGATAAAGGAGTGTGGACTGCAAAGAAACGTTACATGCTTAACGTTCACGACAGCGAGGGTGTTCGGTATGAACAGCCAAAACTAAAAATTATGGGTATCGAAACTACTCGAAGTTCCACACCTCAATTCGTTCGGGACAAGTTGAAGAAAGCAATTAAACTTATCTTGACAGATACCGAAGACTCGGTTATAAATTATATTGATGAGGTTAAGAATGAGTTCTTCGAGCAACGTCCAGAGGATATCGCCTTTCCACGAGGTGTTTCTAAATTGGAGAAGTACATAGACTCAAGTACAATTTATTCTAAGTCAACACCTATTGCAGTCAAAGGTGCTTTGATATATAATCACTACCTGAAAGAGAAGAAACTAGTTAGAAAGTATCGACTCATTCAGGAGGGTGACAAAATTAAGTTTTTGTATCTAAAGCAACCTAATCCAATGGGGGGTGTCTCGGGTAAAGATCATGTGATATCGTTTAACAGCATGATCCCTCCAGAATTTAAACTGGAACGTTACATTGATTATGAGTTACAATTTACCAAGAGTTTTCTTGATCCACTAAAGAACATTCTTGAAGCAATCGGTTGGAAGCACGAAAAAACAGCAACACTAGAATCACTTTTCTGTTAGGAGAATACATAATGAGCGACTTTCTACAAACTATTATAAAAAATTCGGGGAATGAGTATGCAGGAATTGCCTCAGAGGGGATTGAGGGTTCGGATGTCACAGGGTTTATTGATACTGGCTCTTATGTGTTCAATGCCTTGCTTTCTGGGTCTTTGTATGGTGGCATACCAAACAATAAAATTATGGCGTTGGCAGGAGAGTCTGCTACTGGTAAAACTTATTTCGCACTTGGTATGTGCAAAAAATTCTTGGATGACAACCCAGATGGTGTGGTCTTGTATTTCGACACGGAACAAGCGATTACGTCCGGTATGATCTCGGAACGCGGAATGGATCCCACCAGAGTCGCTGTGTTCCCCGTAGCAACCGTTGAATCATTCCGTCACCAAGCAATCAGTATTGTTGATAAGTATATTGAAACAAAGGATAGCAAACCTGTGTTTGTTGTTCTGGATTCTCTTGGTATGCTTTCGACTGAGAAAGAAATGAATGATACGGCGGAAGGAAAGTCTACTCGTGATATGACTCGCGCCCAAGTCATCAAGGCTACATTCCGTGTCCTTACTCTTAAGTTGGGTAAAGCAGGTATTCCTCTTGTTCTAACAAATCACACTTACGAGATTATTGGTGCGTATGTCCCAATGAAAGAAATGGGTGGTGGTTCTGGTCTTAAGTATGCCGCTTCTACTATCGTTTACCTTTCTAAGAAGAAGGAAAAGGACGGAACTGATATCATTGGTAATATCATCAAGTGTAAGTTGTTTAAAGGCAGGTTCACCAAAGAGAATAAAGTAGTTGAGGTACAACTGAATTATGATACGGGACTAAACCCACACTATGGTCTTGTTCCTATTGCAGTGAAGTATGACATCTTCAAAAAGGTTTCTACTCGTATTGAGTTGCCTGATGGCAAAACAGCCTTTGAGAAAACGATCAATGGTGATCCAGAGAAATACTTTACACCAGAAGTTATGGAAAGACTGGAAGAAGCAGTTGCAACTGAATTTAAATATGGTACAATAGATCAACAGGAGGAATCAGATGAAGTATAAATTTCACCGTACCCGAAGTCCTTGGCCTGATGGAATTGTTATTGAAGAAGGAAGATATGAGGGTTTGTTCTTTTATTTCACAAAGTGCTTTGTAAAAGAATTGAAAAATGCTGATGAACTGTGGCTTGATTATGATTTCGTTATACTGAGAAAGCCTACTAAGTTTGCTGATATGTTTGATCCAAAGAGTGAAGAAGCTAAGGATTTTATGGCTGATGTTTTAGCAGATATACTCAAAGGACAACTTCCAGAAGTAAAAGCAGTACCAAAACAATTTGTAGATCAAGAAGGTGAGAAAAAGTGGGCGGGATTTGCTTACGAATATAAGGAGACAGTAGATGAATCAAGTAAAGTTTAAGTACATTCCAATCGATGGTGCAGACACTGATGCCATCGGTATTCTTGAGGGTGATTATGAGGGTCTTCATTATCACTATGGAACAGTTAGTTTCAATGAACAAGAAGACGGACAGATGGAAATGAAATTCAACTATGAAATTCTAAACAAGCCAGATGGATTTGAAGATGATGAAAAGTTTAAGAATTTCGCAGGAGATCTTCTGGTTAGAATTCTGGAAGAACAACTTCCATCTTTAACACAAGAAACGGCCTATGATGGTATTGGTGATGCGCCTTCTTTCTTAACTAATAAGCTAGAAGATCTGAAGAAAGAACAAGATGTAAATCGTGATGGAGCATTGAATGCAGCGAGTGGAACTGACAATACTTCGGAATCTGACTCACTCTGAGTTTTATTCTCGAAAGGTTTTCCCTTTCATTAAATCTGAATATTTTTCTGATAGATGTGACAAGGTAGTGTTTTCTCTTATTGGTGAGTTCATCAGTAAGTTCAACAATCTACCTACATCAGAAGCACTCAGCATCGGACTCAACGAGAAGAGAGATCTATCTCAATCCGAGTTTGATGGCTGTGTCAACCTGATTCGTGAAATCAGTGAGGAGCCAGAAGAAGTAGATGATAATTGGCTTCTTGAAACCACGGAGAAATTCTGTCAACGACGTGCTGTGTATAATGCTATCATGGAATCTATTCAGATCATTGATGGTAAAAGCAAAGCACAAACGGAGACTGCAATCCCACATATACTTTCGGATGCACTATCTGTTTCGTTTGATTCCCATATCGGACACGATTATATCGAGGATGCAGACAAGAGATTTGATTTCTATCACAAGGTGGAATCTAGGATTCCTTTTGACTTGGAATTTATGAATCTCATTACTGCTAGTGGGACGCCAAAAAAGACTTTGAATATTGTCATGGCGGGAACTGGTGTTGGTAAGTCTCTATTCCTTTGTCACCATGCTGCAAATTGCCTTACTCAAAACAAGAACGTTTTGTATGTGACTTGTGAAATGGCGGAGGAGAGGATCGCGGAACGTATTGATGCGAACCTTATGGATATTACGATGGATGAACTTCGAGAACTTCCAAAGACAAGTTACGACAAAAAGTTACAACGTGTTACTGGTGAGTTTACCGGGAAGCTAATCATCAAGGAATATCCTACTTCTACTGCCACCTCTAATCATTTCCGAGTTCTTTTAGAAGAGTTGTCAATGAAGAAGAAGTTCAAACCTGATATCATCTTCATTGATTATCTAAACATTTGTGCAAGTGCTAGGTTGAAGAACAACGGTAATGTAAACAGTTATTCCTACATCAAAGCAATTGCAGAGGAGCTTAGAGGTCTTGCGGTAGAGTATGACGTACCTATCTTTTCGGCAACACAAGTAAACCGTTCTGGGTTTGCGTCTAGTGACTTTGGACTTGAAGATACCTCTGAGTCTTTCGGACTTCCTGCAACAGCAGATTTCATGATTGCAATGATTGCAACAGAGGAACTTGATGAACAGGGACAAGTTTTGATAAAGCAACTAAAGAATAGATATAACGACACGGTTCAGAATCGTAAATTTATTCTTGGCATCAACAGAGCTAAAATGAAATTGTATGATGTCATGGATGATCAGCAGCTAGGCCTTTCGGAATCTAATCAAGACAAGCCAGATGATGTATATGGTTCTGGTTTTGGTGGAATGAAAGAGAGGTCCAATTTTACTGATTGGAAAGTGTCATGAGTACTTTCGTTGATAAAAAATTTATAAATCTTGCCTCAGTAAAATTAGAAAACTTCAAATGGAAGAGTGACAAGTTAGCAAATTGTAG